GCTGGATGTAGCCATTGCGCTCCGCATAGTGGACCAGCGTCCCCAGCGTGACCGGGTTGGCCGAACGACCAAAGCTGTGCCACTTGTATGACATGGAGGTGTCATCGTATTTTTTCGACTGCTGCGACCAGCGGTCCCACAGATCGAACGCCGATCCGCCCGTGGCGTGGTGCAGCGCCATGCCGATCTTGATCCATTCCTCATAGTCCAGATCGTCGTTCGGGACATATGACAGCATCTCTGCCAGTTCCAGCTGGTTGACGTCGACCGTCCTGCCACCCAGATCGGCACGGTGGCGCTCCGGCACGCGCAGCATGTCCAGCAGCTTTTCCGGCACCATGTCGATGTCTTCCGGCGACCCAATGGCGATCTGGTATTTGGTCCCGCTGGCATGCTCGGAACCCGGCCCGACGACAAACGCTGCGCCAGATTTGAAGTCCAGACCGGGGTAATCAGCCAGCTTCACCACCAGAGAGACACCCTCAGGCACTCGGAAATAGTAATGCTTGGAGCCGCCGCCAGAACCAGTGTTCACGACAAGGCCAGCGCCAGCGATCTCAGGCACCACTCCCAGAAGCTTGGCAAAGCTGGCCACGCCACCGTTGCGGGCGTCCACGTCAACGACAAGGATTTCACGCAGGGCGATGCCGTAGCCAGTCTTGAACTGCTTCATGGCCTCCATCGTCTCAAGCTGCTCTTCGCTCCAGTGCGGCGTGTGCTGCCAGTTGGAAACGCGCGGATGCTTGAAGAGCGACTTCTCAGGGCAGTTTGGGTTCCCGCACTCGCATTTCCCGTTCTTGTCGCGGCCATACAGCCCAAAAACGCGAAATCCAGCCTCCCAAAAAATGCGGTAATCCATGATCAGGCCTTTTCGCCGAATAGGTACTTTTCAAGCTTTTCGATGGTCGACAGCGAGAACTTCTGGTTGCTGTTCTTGGCGATGTTGCGGACGGTATTAACGTGCAGCCCAGTGGCTTCTGCGACCTTGGAATGCACACGGTCTTTCAGCGCTTCGCGTACACGGGCAATTTGGCCCGAGATAGCCTTGCGAATGTTTGTGACTTTCGACATGTTGTGTTTGTTCCTTTTGTTAACATGGCGTGTTGACAATCGCACAAAACGCTCGTAGGTTCAAGGGCGTTGAGAAGGAGAAAGCATGTCGATACTTGAACAAATCACGAAACCCAAGCCGCGCCCGCTGGCTGTCACCATCATCGGTGAAGCGGGTCTCGGGAAGACGTCCCTCGGGGCTACCTTTCCCAAACCGATCTTCATTCGCGCCGAAGATGGCCTGAAGTCGATCACCCACAGCGCGATGCCTGACGCGTTCCCCGTCCTGAAAAGCGTCGAAGACCTGTGGCCCCAGTTGTGGGCGCTGGCCAAGGAAGAGCATTCGTACGAGACTGTCGTCATCGACACCGTTTCGACGTTGGACACGATGTTCACTGACTGGGTGGTCGATACCGACCCGAACAAGCCCAAGAGCATCAACCAAGCCCTCGGCGGCTACGGCGCTGGCTACAACATGGTGTCATCTCAGCACCGCCGCCTGCGCAAGGGCTGCGAGTACCTGCTGGATCGCGGCATGAACGTGGTGTTCCTGTCCCACGCTGACACCACGACCGTCAGCCCGCCGGATGGCAACCCGTACACCAAATACACCATGCGGATGCACGACAAGTCCACGCAGCCATATGTGGACAACGTCGATCTGGTGGGTTTCCTTCGCCTCGAAATGTTTACTAAGGGCGACGGCGACGTGAAAAAGGCGATCTCCACTGGCGAACGCCAACTGGTGTGCCATGCTATGTCGGCGAACGTTTCCAAGAACCGTTTCGGCATCAACGAACCCATTGAGGTCAAGCAGGGCGTGAACCCGCTGGCCGCATATCTGATCAACGACAAGGAAGAAGACAAATGAGCGAAGATTTCTGGGGCCTTTCCACGGGCGAAGACGCAACGACCAAAACCGACGGTTCCTTTGACGCTGGCGGCGGCAATATGCAGCCGATCCCCGGCAACACCTCGGTGCTGGCCGCCATTGACGAAGCCAAGTGGGACAAAGATGGCGTGGGCAACCGCTTCATCTCGCTGCGCTGGGCTGTCCTGCAGCCCGAAGAGTTCGAGAACCGCAAGGTGTTCCAGAAGCTCTGGGTTCTGGACGATGAACCGAAGGCCAAAGACCCCGTCAAGAAGCGCGACAAGGCAAAGCTGATGCTGGGTGCCATCGACATGAACGCTGGCGGCAAGCTGCTGGCAAAGCCTGTCATGCCGACCGATGAGGCAATGACGCTGCACCTGACCAACAAGCCGATGATCATCAAGGTCATGGAATGGAAGATGCGCGACAGCGCCACTGGCGAGATGAACGTCGGCAACTGGGTTGGCGCGGTTTCGTCCAAGCAAACTGGTGCCGTTTCGACGCCGGAAGAGATTGAACGGAACAAGGCAAGCTCTGCTGTCAACGACCGTCAGGTCGGCGTCGGCGCTAAGAGCCGTGATCTGGACGACGCCATACCTTTTTAGTAAAAATAGTTGGGAGGGGTTTGCGCCCCTCCCCGCTACCTAGATGTTGAGCCTTGACACTTATGGTTACAAGTATGTATGTTACTAATTACATACTTGGAGATAACCATGAAAGACATCACTGGATGTGTGTACTATCATCTTACTGTACTCAGACCTGATGGAAGGGCTAACGACGGAAGGGTTAAATGGTTATGCATATGCGAGTGCGGCAACCATACCACTGCAACAAAAAATAACCTTGAAAATGGCAAGAAAAAGTCATGCGGATGCAAAACATCCGAAATGCTTAAAACCAACATAAAGCACGGAATGAGAAGCCACCTGTTGTATCCTATTTGGGCGTCAATGATCTCAAGGTGTCATAACGAAAACGACCCATCTTTTAAGGACTACGGAGGGCGCGGGATAATTGTTTGCCCTGAATGGCGTGAAGATATTCATCTCTTCATAAATGACATGGGTCAAAGACCGGATGGCACCAGTATAGACAGGATTGATAATACTGGAGAATATTCGAAATCAAATTGCAGATGGGCAACGCAAAGGGAGCAGCACAACAACAGACGAAATACCGTGATGCTTTTTGATGGAGTATCAATAACTGATGCTTCTGAAGAAATGGGCATAAGAAGACATACGTTATACATGAGAAAACGCCGTGGATGGACGGACGAGGAGATTAAGAATGGAAAACGCTCCACAAAGAAGTGAAGCTTGGTTTAATATGAGGAGGGGCCGTGTCACCGGGTCAATGGTCGGTGCCATCCTCGGCCTAGACCCCAACACCAGCCGCGCCGAGGCCATGCGCCGCATGCGTGGCCAGTCCGAGTTCAAGGGCAACATCGCCACCGAATGGGGCAAGATGCACGAACAGGAGGCCAAGGAGGACTTCGAGTATTTCAAGAACACCCCGGTGTTTCCCGCCAGCTTTGTCATCCACCCGACGCTAGATTGGCTTGGCGCAAGCCCCGACGGTTATCTTGGCGATGACACCTTGATTGAGATCAAGTGCCCATATGGCTTGCGCGACGTTGCTGCGCCTGTGCCGTTCAAAACCGTGAAAGGGCAGCCGCACTACTACGCCCAGATGCAAATCCAGATGTACTGCACAGGGACAAAAAAATGCTTCTTCTGGCAGTGGACGCCGCACGACAATAACCTGACCATCGTCGACCGCGACCAAGAATGGATCGACGAGAACCTGCCGAAGCTGGAAGCGTTCTATCAGGAATACCTCGAAGAGCAGCCCGATCTGAACACCTCGGCTATGCGCCAAAAGCTTGCAGAGTACGATGATCTCGCCAATACCATCAAGGACGCCGAAGAGCGCCGGAAGGAAATCTTGGCCGATCTGGTTAAGGCTGCCGGAGAAAAGGACGCCATGATTTGCGGACGCAAGCTGACCAAAGTCGAAAAGGCTGGCAGCATTTCCTACGCGTCGGCGATCAAGGAATTGGCCCCGAATGCCGATCTCGAAAAGTGGCGCGGAAAGCCGTCCAGCTATTGGCTGTTCAAATGACAGACCAGCTCCAGCGCCAGATCAACATCAACATCCAGCTGCGCAGGCAGCTGGAGAACTGCCGCAAGGACGTCGTGGAGTACTGCGCCAAGTTCTGCGAGGATCACGTCATTACCTATGGTGGAGCTGGTACAACGGTGGAGCCAGCGGTGAAACTTCAGGGCTTTGGTCATTCAGGTGAGGTATACGCTAAGTCTCTGCGGGGGATCATCGGGAAATGATCAGGTTCAACCCAGAGCGTGATCCCCGTGGTGTCCCTCAGGTTCGGTGCCGATGCGATGAATGCGGAGCTGATACCATCATCCGCTGCGCACATATTACCAGAGACAGGGAGCGCGCAAAGTTCGCTGTCGATGAGGGTCAGGCTGTCATCAAGCTTCGGGCAAACGGGTGGTCATTCGTCAAGAATACCCTGCGCTGCCCGCAGTGTGAAAAAAACAGGAAGGAAAAGAACGTGTCGGAAGAACCAACCATCGTGAACATTGCGCCACCAGCTGTAGCACCGCTGCGTCAGCCCACCCGTGAACAGAAGCGCCTGATCGTGGCGGCGCTGGATGACGCCTACGATATGGCTGCCCAGCGGTACAAGGGCAAAGAGACCGACAAAGGCATCGCCGACATGCTGGCCGATGGCGTCATGCCCGGCTGGGTGGCCGCCGTCCGCGAAGACATGTTTGGCCCAGACGGCAACGAAGAAATGACCGATCTATCGGCTGAGATTAAGGCGTGGATGAAGACTGTTGATGACAGCCTGAACATGATCTCCGAAATCGTGGACGGCATCAAAGGTCACAAGGCTGAGGTCAAAAAGTACCAAGATCGCCTGAACCGCATCATCACTTCCATTGGTCCGAAAGCGGAGAAAATCTGATGATCTCCGAAGAGGAAGGCAGGTTCTATACCTATGTCCGCGAGACCGTCAGGGACCACCCAGACTGGCTTCTGTCGGCCATGCAGGCGCTCCAGTCCGGTGTGGCTCAGCGGTTGGAGCGTGAACGCTTCGAGAAATCCGAATGGGAAACCGTTGCCATGAACGCTATGGAGGGCCGCCTGTTCAAAGGCAACAAGGGCTGGCTGGCCCAGAAAATCGACCGCCTCCGCGACAACGCCCTGTTCCGTTGGGACCACATCATTGAAAGGCTGAACAAATGACCATCACCGCAAAAGTTATTGCTCATAGCAGCCACCCCGGTTGCCCTGACCTGATCACCGTGCAAGCGCGCTATCCTCGTTTCATCCACGCGGAAGCCAAAACGCACCGCCTGATCCGCATTGACGACGCGGAATATGAGTTCCTGCAGGAAATCAGCCTGATGGACGATGATAGCCTGTCGCGCAACGCCAGCAGCAGCCGTGCCGTGCCGATTGACCGGATGATCCAAGACGTGCTGGATGACCCCGCGATGCCCGTTGAGTGGGGCAGCAACCAGCCGGGCATGCAAGCTGGCGCGGAGGTTCAGGACACCGTCGCAGCAAAGAACATCTGGCTTGCGGCTCGTCGGGATGCGGTAAGGTACGCCATGAGGATGCGTGACGCTGGCCTGCACAAGCAGATCGTGAACCGCCTGATCGAACCGTTTGGCCACATCAGCGTGGTGATCACCGCCACGGAGTGGGACAACTTCTTTGACCTGCGCTGCCACCCCGCCGCTGACCCCACCATGCGGGCGCTGGCGGAGGCGATCCAAGAGGCGATTTCAGTATCAACGCCCAAGCATGTATCCTTTCACGGCTGGCACAGACCTTACGGTGGAACGCTCATGCACAGCGCTGCCCGGTGCGCCCGCGTGTCATACTTGAACCACGATGGCACAGAGCCGGACACCGACAAAGATGACAAGCTGGCAGCTATGCTGATACAGAGCAGGCACATGTCGCCGTTCGAGCATCAGGCAACTCCGGAGCCGGGTCAGCGCCACGCCAACCTGAACGGGTGGATGTCGTATCGGACAGCGATGGGGGCTTGACTAATAATAGTGACCCACTGTAAAGGTGGGTCACCAACCAACCACAGGCATGATAATGACACTGAGACCGTATCAGCAGGCCGCCCACGACGCCATCATCGGGTGGATCAAGAAGAACACGACCCCGTGCTGCATCGAAGCCGCCACTGGCGCAGGAAAATCCCACATCATCGCAGCGATAGCAGAGACCATCCACGAGATGTCGAAGGGCAAGCACGTCCTGAACCTCGCTCCTAGCGCCGAACTGGTCAAGCAGAACGCCGAGAAGTTCAAGGCGGCTGGGGCCAAATGCTCCATCTTCTCGGCCAGCGCTGGGGAAAAGAGCCTGCGCCACCCAGTGGTGTTCGGTACTCCGGGCACCGTCAAAAACTCCATCAAGCGGTTCGGCAGCGAGTTCGCGGCGGTGGTGATCGACGAATGCCACGGGATTACCCCGACCGTCAAAAGCATCATCGAAGCCATGCGGCTGGCCAACCCCAACCTGCGCGTGATTGGCTTGTCTGCCACCCCATACCGCATGGGCACTGGGTACATCTTCGGCTTCTGGCCGGACGGAAAGCCTGTGCCGGAGACCAAGACCAAAGACCCGTACTTTGAGGCCTGCGTCTACCGCATCCAAGCCTACGAACTGATCGAACAGGGCTTCCTGACCCGTCC